TGAAAAGATTGTTAAACACTATAACAATGTAACTGTTTAACCAGATCATACAAAAAAAGGGGAGGATTCATTCCTCCCTTTTCTCTTCATTGATTTCTTTCCAGCCACTCGGCCAGGGCCTTCTGAATGACCCAGGAAAGCGGTCGCTCGTTCTTTTCTGCGTATTGCCTCAGCTGCTGATCCAGATCCGGAGGCAGTGACACGATCAGGCGGAGATTCTTCTCGCCTTCAGCTTTTGCAGGTCTCGACATCTTCTCACTTCCTTTCGTTTTGGTATTGTAACATATTGCACATTATGATACAATATGTAATGCGACATACCGAAACGAAGGGAGGACAGAACATGTCGAACACTTATGAAATGCTGAAGAATTCTTTTGTGACAATGATCGCAGAGAGAGTGCCGGATCTCACCATCGCTCAGATGCAGAGGATCACAGAATGCTTGGATGTGTGTGCAGCATCGTACGAAATCAAACCAGCCGAGCTGGCACTGTCGGTTCCGTCTGGAGATGTGCCAGAGCTGATCAAAATGTACATAGCAACCAAAACAGTGGAGGGTCAGTCAAAGGACAGTCTGAACAATCGGCTGTGCCATCTTAAAGCTTTCTGCAGGTACGTCAAGAAACCGCTGGACAAGGTCGAACCTCAGGATATCCGTGTTTTTCTTTACCAGTACCAGCAGGATCGAGGCATCTGCAGCGCGTCTCTGGATAAGCTCCGGAGCGAGGTCTGCTCGCTCTTCCATTGGCTCGCCGCTGAGGGATACATTCCGAAGGATCCGGCAATCACGATCAAGCCGATCAAGTGCGAAAAGAAACAGCGTGAATCTCTGAGCCAGATCGAGCTGGAGTATATCCGGAAAGCATGCCAGACGATCAGGGAAAAGGCCATGATCGAATTCATGTATTCTACCGGATGCCGCGTGAGTGAGATGTGCATTGTAAAACTGTCCGACATTGATTTCTTTAATGATGAGGTTCACCTGTTTGGTAAAGGTCGGAAACACCGCACATCCTATCTCAATGCAAAAGCACATGTGGCTCTGGAGGAATATCTGAAAGTTCGCCAGGGAAACTCTGATTATCTGTTCGTTAGCGACCGCCGGCCTCATGGGCGGTTAGGCAAAGCGGGCATTGAGTCCATCGTGCGGGATATCCGGGAGCGTGCTGGAATCACGAAGGCGGTGACACCGCACATCCTCAGGCACACTACTGCCACTCAGGCCGTCAGGCACGGAATGCCGATCGAAGAGGTGCAGAAGCTGCTCGGCCATGAGAACGTAGCAACGACCATGATCTATGTGGAAACGGCTCAGGACGATGTGCGCTCTGGCCATGCAAAAGCTGTTGTGTAAAGGAGTTGATTGGATGCATCTCGTTTTTATCATTCTGGGGATTATTATTTTCGGTTTGATTATGACGATCATCGGAGTTGCGGCAATCAATATGTACGACAATGAGATCCTCCGCAAGCAGCATCCTCCGGATCCGCGCCACCGGCAGTGGCCTCAGGACGGTGATGATCCTTGATCGATGCAAAACAGTTTGCACAGGTCGGATATAAATATCTGGGTACGCCTTACAAGCAGATGGATTGCCAGGCTTTTGTTGAAAAATGCCTGGCTGATTGCGGTCTGAAAATAGACCTGAAGGGATCAAATGCCTGGTTCAGAAAAATGGACTGGGTGGGGACTCCGGAGGAATGCAAAAAGACTTTCGGCAGCATCCCTGACGGTGCTTTCCTCTTTATCTGGAATGATAAGGGTGGAGAAGTGGCCAGGGGCTATAAGGATGGCCTGGGTGATGCCGAACATATCGGCATTGTAACTCATGTCAAGCAGGGGGCTATTCATAGCAGCGCAACCAGGGAATGTGTAGCTGAAAGCAAATTCGCGGACAAGACGATTCGGAACGGAGGGTGGAACAGGATAGGCCTGTCCCACCTTTTCGATTATGGATCCAAGATCAATGCTCTCCTGTCTGGAGCAAAAGATGAGGTGATCATTTCGATGGAATATGCACAGGTAGTTACGGAAAATGGTTTTCCGGTTAAGCTCAGGCCAACGAAGTCCACATCCAGACCATGGCTGACGCAGATCCCGAACGGCACGCAGCTGCTGATCACGGAGAGGGACGGCATGTGGGCCAAGACCACTTTCGATGGTTATGAGGGTTATGTGATGGAGGCCTTCCTGGCTTTCGACGGCAGTGCGGTGGGATCCGTATCAATCAGCCTGGAACGTGGCCATGCGGAGGCACTTCTGACAGCACTCAAAAAGGCATTGGAGGGAGGTGTCTGAGATGGGCTTTATAGATTTCATGCGGAACAACTGGCAGTGGATGCTCAGTTTTGTGACTGTCATGGGCAGCCTGATGACCTATGTGATCATTCAGATCCGCGCAGTGAAAAGGGGCCTGCAGGCACTCCTGCGGGCCCAAATGATCGATGATTATAACAAGTACTCAGAAAAGGGATGGGCTCCCATTTACGCCCGGCAGAATTTTGAAAATTGCTGGGTTAATTATGAGGCACTCTACAAAAACGGAGTCATGAAAGACATACACGAAAAATTCATGGCATTGCCAACAAGGGAGGTATAATTATGAGAGATTGGAAACTTTGGTGGAAGGCTGCCGGCGTGCGTGCAATCAAAACGGTGGCTCAGACGGCTGTCGCGACGATCGGAACCAGTGCGGTCCTCAGTGAGGTAAACTGGTTGATGGTTGGATCCAGTGCGCTTCTGGCTGGGATCCTGAGCCTGCTGACCAGCGTGGCCGGACTGCCGGAGGTCGAAGAATAAGAAATAATATGGTATAATGGCCGTGCTGTGATGGAATAGGTAGACATACACCTGGTTGGATGTCGTGCAGACCTGGGAGAAAGCGACGCGTGCACACCATGTGAGGTGCAAATCCTCACCAGCAAACGAAAAGACGCTGCATTTTCGCAGCGTCCTTTTTTTATTCCATCTTTTCGATCAGGTTCCGGAGCAGCTCTGACTTGCTGATGCCCAGCATGGTGGCCTTTTCTGACAGCTTCCTGTCCAGCGCGGCAGGTGCCTTGAATGTCAGCAGCACGTCCTCGGATTCCTCATCGACGGTACCGAAGATCTTCTCATACTCGTCACCATCCAGATGCTCTTCAGCCCATTTCTGAGCGGCCTGTACGGTCAGCGGAACGATCTCTTCACCGTGTCCCCACATGTTGCTTTCGTACTGTCTCGCATACCGGGTCCGGGCTTCACCTTCGCCATGAAGGAAAAATTCCCCGGTGCGCTTGCGGTAAAGAGTTTCTTCCATGTGGCTAAAGGATCGGACGTCTTGAATGTTCTCCCAGCTGGCCAGTCTCTGAGCTTTCTCGGTGTCGTAGAGTTTCCCGTTGATAACTTTCTTCATGTTAGGCTTCCTCCTGTTCATTTTCGTCCATTTCTTCGATGATGGCCTTCACGGCCTTTTCGAGCAGATAGCTGTCGCTGTGCACCTCACCAGTCTTAATGTCGATGAAGGTCTTGGCAGCCTTCATGCGACGGCCTTCGGAGTTGCTGATGCTGGTGCCCTGGAACACGGCGTTGGAAATGTTCCCGGTCTTGTAGTAGTCACAGTGCAGGCCCAATGCGGATGCATTGATGTAAAGGCGGTCATAGTTTCCTTTGGTCCAGCGATTGAATCCTTTTTCCTCGAGTGCAGCGATCCTTTTCTCAGTCAGTGCCATTGTCTTATCCTCCATCCCTTTGTTGTGTACCGCTTCGGTACATCTAGGATTGTAGCATAGAGATTATATAAAGTCAATAGGCAAAAGACGAATTTATATAAAATATTTGTTTGCCTAACACGCAACGTCTACAGATGCTGATTGTTAGCGCAACTCAACGACATTGTAATCCTTATCGACCGTGATCGAGTGCAGCACCTTAAGCCAGAATGCACGCTTTTCCTGCTTCTCCAGCCTATCGTAGACAGCCTGCACGTCTCCTCGGAGAAATTCCCGGACACGCTCGGAAACCGGCTCAGACGGGCGGCTGGGCGCCATTCTGACCGCTTCTAGTTGTTCTGTCAGGGTGGCTAGTTTGCTCTTGTACGCCTCCCGATCGATCAGACCGTCGGTGTATGTCTCCGCCAACCGTTTCATTTTTCGTTCGATTTCTGATGCAGTCTGGACGTGTTTCTCGACGGTCTGGGAAGGTTTCACGCTGTCCACGACTATTTCTCCGGGCTGGAAAAGAACGGCCGTTATGGCGCGTTCTATGCGATCCTCGCGGAGGTGCGCCATCCACTTGCAGGTAAAATCCTTTTTGGCGCGTCGGCAATAGTAGTATAGCCAGGTATTCCGGCAACTCTGCATGGTCAACTTCCCACCACACTCAGGGCACCGGATCAGGCCAGAAAACAGGTAGATCCGCTCGGTCCGGCGCGGTGATCGGGTGTTATGCAGTGCCATGAGGCTCTGATGCTGTTCCATGGTGATGTATGCCGGACATGTGCCGGGGATCCCGTTCATGATGCCGGCATAGACGGGTTTGTATATCATCCGCTGATACGATGCGCG